GTAACACAATGCTCGGACTCTATGTATTAATCACTTGTTTTATTCTGCTTGTAGCATATGCAGGTATGGAAGAAACGGTGCGTCTATTCGCGTACATTGATCTCGTAATTAGATATCAATGGATTAAATTTAGAATGTTTATGATGAGACGCAGATTAGAACAACAACTTATAAAGGACTTACCAAATTTCAATAAACTCGCAAAGGAATTAAAAAATGACCAACGATAAGGAACTGTCTGATCTTAAATTACAAAGAAAAGAATGTCCCAAGTGCCATGCGGTCTGGATTAATGGCACACATATTTGGTCTGGCACTGGTGCTAAAGGTAATGATCTAGATCTTGCTGGTCTCGTTTGTAACAATTTGGGAGATAATACATGTATTAATCCAGTAAGAGGAATGGAAGGTGGAGATACGTGGAAAAAACGACTAGAATTTTTAGAAAATTTAGAAGAAGAGAACAAAGATAAATACTAGTGGTGAACTAGGTTTTTGTTTTGGCGACTGGTACTGATGTATATTTGGGTAATCCCAACCTGAAAAAGGCGGGGACCCCAATACAATTTACGAGAGAGCAAATTGATGAATGGATTAAGTGTAAGCAAGATCCTATTTACTTTGCGATGAACTATATTAAAATCATTTCTCTTGATGAAGGTTTGGTGCCTTTCAAGATGTATGATTTTCAAAAAAAGATTTTGAGCGATTTTCATGAAACAAGATTTAACATCGCAAAACTCCCAAGACAAACAGGGAAATCTACTACGGTTGTCGCTTATCTTCTTTATTACGCAATTTTCTATGATAGTGTTAATATTGGTATTCTTGCAAACAAGGCATCTACCGCTAGGGAACTGCTAGGAAGATTACAACTTGCTTATGAGAATCTGCCAAAGTGGATGCAGCATGGCGTATTGGTATGGAACAAAGGTAATGTGGAGTTAGAGAATGGCAGTAAGATATTGGCAGCTTCTACATCTGCGAGTGCTGTCCGAGGCATGTCGTTTAACATTCTCTTCCTCGATGAGTTCGCATTCGTTCCAAACCATGTTGCAGAACAATTCTTTGCCTCTGTTTATCCTACTATTACTTCTGGTAAATCAACGAAGGTAATTATTATCTCAACGCCTAACGGCATGAATCACTTCTACAAGATGTGGGAGGATGCTAGGCGTGGTAAAAATGATTACACTACAAACGAAGTGCATTGGTCTCAAGTTCCAGGAAGGGACAGCAAGTGGAAAGAAGAAACAATTAAGAACACATCTCCAAGACAGTTCGCACAAGAGTTTGAATGCGACTTCCTTGGATCTGCTGACACTCTGATTAGTCCATCAAAACTACAAACTATTCCTTTCGCTGACCCAATTAAATCTAATGCTGGACTTGACATCTATGAGAGAGTTGAAAAGGATCACGAATATATCATTACTGTTGATGTTGCCAGGGGAATTGGTGGCGACTATAGTGCTTTCCTCGTGTTTGATATCACCACGGTGCCGTATAAGATCGTTGCAAAGTACAGAAATAATGAGATTAAACCTGTATTGTTTCCCTCGGTAATTTTTCAGGTCTGTAAAGAATACAACAACCCTTATGTTCTAGTAGAAGTAAATGACATTGGAGATTCTATTGCTGCTACTCTCAATTATGATCTTGAATATCCTAACGTACTTATGTGTGCGATGCGTGGTAGAGCAGGTCAAGTTGTGGGACAAGGGTTCTCAGGATCTAAAACACAACTAGGTGTCAAGATGAGTGTAACGGTCAAGAAGATCGGTTGCTCTAACCTCAAAGCTATTATCGAAGAAGACAAGTTATTGTTTAATGACTTCCAAATCTTCCAAGAACTTACTACGTTTGTGCAGAAGAAGCAAGCATGGGAAGCAGATGAAGGATATCATGATGACCTTGTAATGTGCATGGTATTATTTGCATGGTTAGTCATGCAAGAGTATTTTAAAGAGATGACCGATCAGGATATTCGTAGGAGAATTTATGATGAACAACGTAATCAGATTGAGCAAGATATGGCTCCCTTTGGTTTTATTGATGATGGCATGGGTGACGATACCTTCATGGATGCAGATGGAGATCTGTGGGCGTATGGAGATAAGCAAGAAGAAGTCGGTTACATGTGGAACTACTGATGGATATTGGGGATCAGTTCAGTCTAGAGCACCTTCTTTTCAAAGAAAGGAAATGTAGATCTTGTGGAAAGAAGAAAGATTTGATCTCTGAGTTTTATTTGACAAGAAAAAATAAAAAAGGTCACCCATCAGCGTATGCATACGAATGCAAAGATTGTACCGTCAAAAGGGTGATGGAGTCTAGAAAAAAGAGAGATCCATTTGCTGATTGGGGATACCCTGATTGGTAGTTCATGCATTGCTCACCACCCCTGAAGGAGTCAAAAATCTAAATACTTAAAGATAAATTTGATATCTAAAGAGGTTAAATACATGGCAAGTCAAGTCTCGCCTGGTGTTGTTATTAGAGAACGTGATTTTTCCAATGCTGTGATTGTAGGAGCTAGCTCAATTAGAGCTGCTATTGCATCATCTTTCCGCACTGGACCCGTAGGCAAAATTGTAAATATTAGTTCTGAAAGAGAACTTATCGATACGTTCGGTACGCCATCCGAGGCTAACGCTGGCGATTGGTTGGTTGCTTCCGAATTCCTCCGCTATGGCGGACAACTAGCAGTAGTTCGTGCTGCAACTGGTGTTCTAAACTCCACCGCATCTGGATCTGGTGTTCTAGTCGGAACCCAAGAAGCATTTGAGGCAGGTGTAACTTCCGAGAAGTTTGCTGCACGTTATGCTGGTGCAGATGGTAACGACCTTCGCGTTGTTATCGTTGATCGTGGTGCTGATTGGGTCATCGCTAAGACTGGTCACGGTCTATCAGTTGGTGGCACATACACCGACGACGCTGCTGTAGGTCACGAAGTTGTTAAAGTAACTGACGCAAACACCTTTGAGATTGTTCAAGGTTCTGCTGCTCCTACTGCTGCTGCTGGTGATACGGCAGTTGCTTGGAATTACAACTCACAAGAAATTGGTGACACTGGTCTAACATACAAATCAATCGCTCCTCGCCCTGGCACTTCTGCTTTTGCATCTGAGCGTTTCCTTTCATTCGACGAAATTCATGTTGCAATTGTTGATACAGCAACAAACACCATCGTTGAGAGAATGACATATCTCTCCAAACTAACCGACGCTAAGTCTCCAGAAGGCGCTAGCATCTATTGGAAAGATTATATTAATGAGTATTCGGGTTACATCTATGCAGGTGCTGCTCTAGGTGCTTCTGAAGTAACAACTGCTGGTGAAGACCCTGGTGCTGCTGCAGCATCATATGGTGCTACTTCTGCTGCTCCACTACAACTAGCTAGAATCCTACCTACCGCAGGTGGTGCTCTATCTGGTGGTGTTGATGACTATGCATATACCGCTGGAGAAGTTGGTGCTGCATACGATCTATTCTTAGACACCGAAGAAACCGAAATCGACTTTGTTCTCATGGGTGGTGATGGTGCTGACGAAACTGATACAGTCTCTAAAGCAGGTTCTGTTGCTGCTGTTGCTAATGGCAGAAAAGATTGTGTTGCATTCATCTCGCCATGGACTGGAGCACAAGTCGCAACCTCGGGTGGTTCTGCTCTAACTCCCGCACAACAACTAGCAAACACGCTAGAGTTCATGGATAACATTTCCTCTAGTTCCTATGTTGTTCTAGACAGTGGAGTCAAATATACCTATGACCGTTTCAACGATAAGTATCGTTACATCGGTTGCAATGGTGACGTTGCTGGAGTTTGTGTTGCAACTTCAATTCAACAAGATGATTGGTTCTCACCAGCTGGTCTAAACCGTGGCGGTTTGAACAACGTTGTAAAACTAGCGTTCAATCCCAACAAAGCACAGCGCGATGATCTCTACACTAACAGAGTAAATCCAGTTGTTGCATTCCCTGGTACTGGAACAGTTCTATTTGGAGACAAGACTGGTCTTGCTTCACCTAGCGCATTCGACAGAATCAATGTTCGTCGTCTCTTCCTCAACGTTGAGAAGAGAGCAAGAGGACTTGCTGAGTCTGTACTCTTTGAACAGAACGATTCAACTACTCGCGCTGGATTCAACGCCGCGATTGCTTCTTACCTTTCTAGCATACAAGCACGCAGAGGTCTTACTGATTATCTGGTTGTTTGTGATGAGTCCAACAACACTCCTGAAGTTATCGACAGAAATGAGTTTGTTGCTGAACTCTACCTCAAGCCAACCCGTTCTATCAACTATGTAACTGTCACAGTTACTGCAACGAAGACTGGCGTCTCGTTTGCTGAAGTAGTAGGTCGCTGATAATAATTCATAGAAAAAATTACGAGGTAAAAAACAATGGCAACCAATAACGTTTCAACGTTTCTATCAACTATTGGACAGGGCATTAAGCCCAATATGTTCTCTGTTGATATTCAGTTCCCTGGAAATGGAACTGATGATGAAGCTGGTAACTTCAGTTCAACTGACAAGAACCTTACAAACATTCTTTGTAAGTCCGCTGCACTCCCAGGTTCAAACCTAGGTGTTATCGAAGTTCCTTTCAGAGGAAGAACAGTTAAGATCGCTGGTGACCGTACCTTCGATACTTGGTCTGCTACTTTCTTTGCTGATAGAGACATGGAAATCCGTGCTCTATTTGAAGATTGGGCAAATAGCATCAATACACACGAAGCTAACACTGCTCCAAGATTTCTTCCTAATGACACCGCAACGGGATACATGGCAAATCTCTATGTTACTCAACTAGAGAAAGATAAAGAGGAGGGTGGTTCTGCAATCAGAACTTACAAACTCCATCATTGCTTCCCAACTAACGTTTCTCAGATTGATCTTGCTTATGATAGCAACGATCAGATTTCTGAATTTACCGTTGAGTGGCAGTATTCCTTCTTCTCCGCTGGACCTTCCAACGCTGAAGCAGCAGGAGCACCAACTAGTACTGGTTCAAGTAGCAGAACTGTAGTGTGATAAATAGTTGAACGCTCAACTGTTTGTATTTTAATCATGAGTCAGTTATTTGGCTTCCAGATTAACAGAAAGGAGGGTCAGAAGGGTCAGTCCCCTGTCCCTCCTTCTGCTGATGAACCCGTCGCCGTCGCCGCTGGTGGGTACTATGGAACGTATGTAGATACGGATAATTCAGCTCGTAATGAGTTTGAGATGATCCGTCGTTATCGTGATATGGCAATTCACCCAGAAGTGGATAGTGCTGTAGATGAAGTTGTGAATGAGTTTATCGTAAGTGATGCTTACGATTCTCCCGTCGAAATTAACTTAGATAATCTAGGTGTTGGTGCTGGAGTAAAAACTAAAATTCGTAATGAGTTTGAGTATCTCAAAAGACTTTTAAACTTCGACAATCGCGCACATGAGATTGTCCGAAATTGGTATATTGATGGACGTTTATTTTATCATAAGGTTATCGATTTAGATAATCCAAAGAAAGGTATTACGGAACTTCGTTATATTGATCCGATGAAGATCAAGAAGGTCCGACAAAAAATTGACAATACTCCAAAAGATTCTCTAGCGAAAGCAGCAATTAAAGGCACGGCGCTTGAGTATGAATATGGAACGTTTGTTGATTACTATCTCTACAATCCAAAAGGATTTTATAAAGGTGGTGTCCTAGGACCAATTGGTGACATGTCACTTTCACAAGGCGTGAAGATGGCAGTAGATTCAGTCACCTTTGTTCCTTCTGGACTACAAGATCTCAATAAAAGAATGGTTCTTGGTTTCCTGCATAAGGCAATCAAGACACTCAATCAATTAAGAATGATTGAAGATTCAATTGTTATCTATAGATTATCACGCGCACCTGAACGTAGAATTTTCTACATCGATGTAGGCAATCTACCTAAGGTTAAGGCAGAGCAATACTTGCGTGATGTCATGTCTCGCTATCGTAACAAGCTAGTGTATGACGCAAACACTGGTGAGATGCGTGATGACAAAAAGCATATGAGTATGCTTGAGGATTTCTGGTTGCCTCGTAGAGAGGGTGGTCGTGGTACTGAAATTACTACGTTGCCTGGAGGACAGAACCTTGGAGAACTTAAGGACGTTGAGTATTTTAAAAAGAAACTTTATAACTCTCTCAATCTTCCTCCTTCCCGTCTCACAGACGATAATAAAGGATTCAATCTCGGTAAGAC